GTCTTGGGACGATGACCAGAAGCAGGCTCCAAAAGCTGCGCCGAAGCCCCAGCCGCGTTACGTTCCCACCGAAGAAGTTGACGACGCTGGCCCGATGCCCGTTCGTAGCGGCAACAAGCGCGGCGGCAATGTCACCGTTGCAGGCGAAAAGAAACTGATCAAGAAGGCTTTCCGCGAGCATGAAAATGCCGAACATGGCGGTAAGCATGAAAAGCTGAAGCTGAAGCGCGGCGGCGAAGCCCTCGACGGCGAACTGCAGGGCACGCGCCCCACTGGTGGCCGCACCGCCCGTGCCAGCGGCGGCCGCACCAAGGGCAAGACCAACATCGTGATCGCGATTGGACGTGGCCATGAGCAGCAGCCGCAGGGCGGAATGCAGCCACAGCCGGGTATGCCGCAGCCGCCACGTAGCGTTCCTGTTGCAATGCCGCCGCAGGGGCCAGCTGCTGGCGCTCCGATGCCGATGCCCTACCCGGTTCCCGCAGGCGCAGGCGCTCCTCCCGCTGGCCCTATGCCGATGGGTCGCAAGCGCGGTGGGCGCGCTGAATATAAGTTGGAAGACGGTGCAGGCGGTGGCAAAGGCCGCTTGGAAAAGATTGATTGGTACGGTAAGAAGTAAACTACTAGGGCGGCGCTCATTGGAAGGGGTGCCGCCCCAATTATTTGATTGGATCCTATTATGAACTACAATAGCCTCTTTGAGGTCGAATTGCGTAAACTGATTGATGCTGAAGTTGCTAACATAGCAGAAAAGATCACGCATCCAGCCGCAGTAATGTCCTATGAGGACTACAAGTACGAACTTGGAAGAATTACATCACTTCGCTCAGTCTATGAACTATGCGACGAAGTGAACCATTTTATGTCGAAACGCTAACTGGAGACTATAATGCCACATATGGTTATGACACACGATACCGACCCCAAGCAGGGCATCATTAATGAGATTGGTAACATTGATGACATTGAAATCTTTAACAACAAGATTCTGGTCGCGGTTTACATCCGCCCTGAAAAAACCAAGTCTGGCATCTACCTTCCGGATGCTCACCGTGATGAGGACAAGATCCAAGGCAAAGTAGGTCTTGTCATGAAGATGGGTCCGGAAGCCTTTGATGATCCAAACGGCAACTGGTTCAACGGCGTCAAGGTCGAAGAAGGCGATTGGGTGGTATTCCGCCCCTCCGACGGCTGGAGCATCACTGTCAACGGCGTTCTGTGCCGCATGCTGGATGACACCAACGTCCGTGGCCGCATTCAGCACCCCGATCAGGTCTGGTAATGGAGAATCTTATGTCGGATGGCAATGAAGAACAGATTGAACTGATTCTTGATGACGATCATAAGGTTGAAGAACCCGAAATCGTCGTTGAGAAGGCAGAGGAAAAGGCTCCTGAGCCTGATCCAGTGGACAATACGCTCAAGGAAATGCGCGAGAAGTTTGAGCGCGAGCGTCAGGCCCGTGCAGAAGCAGAACGCCGCGCCAATGAAGCAGCCCAAGAGGCATATCGGTATCAGGCCGAGGCGCAGGATAGCAACAAGCATCTGGTTGCCAATGCCATTGAGTCGGTCAAGCAGACGACTGACATTCTCAAGTCCAACTACCAGAACGCCATGGCAACTGGTGATTTTGCTGCTGCCGCAGACATCCAAACTGAGATTGCCACAAATGCTGCACGCTTGATGCAGCTTGAACAGGGCAGGCAGGCTCTGGAAACGGCACCCAAGCGGGAAGCGCCTGCTCCTTATGTGGCAGACCCTGTGGAGGCATTGGCATCGCAGTTGTCGCCTCGTTCGGCAGATTGGGTCCGTCGCCACCCCGAGTATGCGACCGACCAGAACCTGTATCGCAAGATGATTGCGGCGCACAATCTGGCGGATGCTGATGGCATTGCTCCCGATAGTGATGAGTATTTCAACTCTATCGAAAGCACGCTCCGCATTCGCACTCCGGAACCGGAAGCGCCTGTTCAGCGTCGTTCTTCGCCCCCTGCGGCACCTGTTTCACGCATGAGCACGGTTCCGGGTACGTCGCCCAACCGCGTTACCCTGACGGGCGCAGAGCGTGAGATTGCCAGCATGATGGGCATGACTGAGCAGGAATATGGCAAACAGAAACTCGCGCTGATCCGCGAAGGCAAAATGAACCGTTAAGGAGATTAGATTATGGGTATTCCACCGAAGCGCGGGCGTCCCCCGCAGGTCAAAAAAGCAGTTGAACAGTCAATCAAGGCAAATGCAGCGGCGCAAGAGCCTATGCAGCACGTCTTGGAGGAAGCCTTTGAACCGGCTCCTATTCCCACTCCGATTGTCCGTCCGGAATTGCGCCCGTCGCTGCGTGAGGAAGATCCGCGCACCCGCGCTGCTCGTCGTACCGCTGAACTGCGTGACCACCTTGGCGAGATGGACGAAGGCGTTGATGAATTCCGCATCAACAAGGAAGACGTCCCGGCAGGCTGGGAATACGAATGGAAGCGTAAGACGTTCCTTGGCGCAGAAGATCCGGCCTATCAGGTGCAGTTGGCTCGTGCAGGCTGGGAAGCCGTCCCCACTGCGCGTCACCCGGCCTACATGCCTCTGGAAGGCAACTATCCGGTTATCGAGCGCAAGGGCATGATCCTTATGGAGCGTCCCAAGGAAATTTGTGATGAAGCGCGTCTGATCGAACTGAACAAGGCCCGTCGGCAGGTCCGGCAGAAGGAAGCCCAACTCAATTCGGCAGAAGGCGGTCAGTTTGAGCGCACCAACAAGGACCAGTCGCTGGTCAAGGTTAAGCGTTCTTACGAATCAATTCCGATTCCAGAGTAACAATAAGGGGCGGCTAACTACCGCCCCTTTATTTTGCAGTTGACAATCTGCCCTAAATAGTAGCAGGGTTACAGTCGATCTCCCTCGGTGTGGAGATTTAACCAGTTTCAAGTCTTTAATCGCCCCGGTGTGCGACGACGACTTTCCTGAAAAGGATTCCCGACATGGCGAATACCAACGCCCCTTTCGGTTTCCGTCAGTCCAGTGGCACCGGCTCGGCCCCTACGTATGAGCAGGTTACTCTGATTGGCGGAATTGACTACAATACTGCGAACATCTTCTACGGCGACCCAGTGTTTCGTCTTTCGGACGGCACAATTGCTGGCGTGACCACTGGCCCCGGCCCCGGCACGACCACGATTGCTGGCATCTTCCAAGGTTGCAAGTACCTCTCGACTTCGCAGAAGCGCACCGTCTGGTCGAACTATTGGCCGGGTTCGGACGTTTCGAGCGCCAACCAAGGCGTTACGGAAGCCTACATCGTCAACGATCCGAATGCGCAGTTCCTTGCGCAGGTTAGCGGTTCGTCTTCGACTGGTCTGACTGCTGCTCAGATCGGCCTGAACGTGCAGTTCGCTTACGGCACCGGCAATACCTCGACGGGTATCTCGGGCGCTTACATCGACATCACGGTGACTCCTGCGACCACTTCGACGCTTCCGTTCCGTGTTGTGTCGCTTCCCGCCAACCCTCCGGGTGCCAACGGCACTTCGTCGGGTGCATATAACTACGCGGTTGTGGCGTTTAATAACGTCGAAACCAAGAATCTGACCGCCGTCTAAGGAGTAAGGCACAATGGCTGTTAATCTTTCAGCAATTAAAGACCTTCTCCTCCCCGGTCTCCGGGGGATTGAGGGCAAGTACGAGATGATTCCGTCTCAGTACGACAAGATCTTCACGAAGCACGACTCGAAGCTGGCTCTCGAACGTACCGCTGAAATGCGTTACCTCGGTCTTGCCCAGCTTAAGACTGAAGGCGGCCAGACCTCCTTCGACAATGGTGCTGGTGAACGCTACATCTACAACCAAGAGCACAATGAAATTGCGCTGGGCTATGCCATCACGCGTAAGGCCATTGACGACAACCTGTACAAGACGCAGTTCCACCCGTCGAACCTCGGCCTGATTGAATCGTTTCAGCAGACCAAGGAAATCTACGGCGCGAACATTCTGAACACCGCCACCACCTACAACGCCGCTATCGGCGCTGACGGCGTTGCGCTGTGCTCGGCTTCGCACCCGATTGACGGTGGTACGGTTGCTAACACTCCTTCGACGCAGGTTGACCTGAACGAAGCTACGCTGCTGAATGCGATGATCGCAATCCGCACGAACTTCAAGGATCAGGCTGGTCTGAAGGTGTTTGCTCGCGGTCGTAAGCTGATCGTTCCGCCGCAGCTTGAACCCGTTGCAATTCGTCTGACGAAGACGGAACTGCGTCCGGGTACTGCCGACAACGACGTGAACGCGATCCTGTCGACTGCTGGTGGCCTGCCTGAAGGTTACATGGTCAACGACTTCCTGACCTCGTCGTATGCTTGGTTCCTGCTGACCAACATCGACGGTCTGTCGTACATGGAACGCGTGAAGTTCGAAACCGACATGCAGGTGGACTTTGTGACCGACAACCTGCTGGTCAAGGGCTATGAGCGGTACTCGTTTGGGTACTACAACTGGCGCTCGATCTACGGTTCGTTCCCGACCTCGTAATAGTGCTGTAAGGGAGACTAAATATGTCAGCTACAGCCTTTACTGGTCCCCTGTTCGCAGGGAACGTACTTAACAGCGATGGCACCGGCAATCTTGCCGGTGTCGGTGGCAGCAGCGGTGAACAGAACCTTGGTTGGACCGATATGGTTCAGGCGCAGGTTATCTATCAGGCGACTAACG